CGATCCTTACGTTCATAATAATACAGCATTACTTGAAGAAGAGTTTGGATGGAAAGGTATTTCTATTGACAACTCAGAAGCATTGTGTTATAAGTTTAAAGAAAATCGTAGCGGTACTGTTATATGCGCAGATGCAACTCAACTTGATTATGAACAATTATTTACAATGCATTCTGTTGATAATAAAATAGATTACTTACAAATTGATTGCGATGATTTCTCAATTGCTGTATTAGAAAAGATTCCATTCGAAAGATATAAATTTGGTATCGTTACGTTTGAACATGATTCATATCGCCTAGGTACTGATAAAAAGTTTCAAGCAAAGAGAATATTAGAAAAAGCAGGATATGTCTGTGTTGTACCAAATGTTTCGTTTAATCATGGATATCCTTATGAAGATTGGTATTACCATCCTGATGTAATAGATATGCCACATGAAATGAAATCAAAGAAAGAAGTTAATTTTGTTTGGGATTACTTTATGAGACCGATAGAGGAAGAATAAATGATTACAGTAGTTGCCACGGGTGGCTTTGACCCAATTCATACAGGACATATAGAATATTTAAAAGATGCATCTTTAAGCGGTACTCAATTAATTGTAGGTGTAAATTCAGATGAATGGCTTATAAGAAAGAAAGGCAGATACTTTATGCCATTCGAAGAAAGAGCAGCAATTGTTAAAGAACTTGCCTGTGTTGATGCAGTAATAGCTTTTGACGATTCGGACGGAAGCGCGATAGATTGCTTAGAACGGGTTAAACATTTATATCCTTCAGATACTATTATATTTGTAAATGGTGGTGATAGAACATCAGACAACATCCCTGAGATGGCAGTAGAAGGTATTGTGTTTGAGTTTGGAATTGGTGGAGAAGATAAAAAGAATTCATCAAGTTGGATATTAAAAGAATGGTCTCAACCTACAACACAGCGTAAATGGGGAACATATAAAGTATTAGATACTAACGGTCAATGGAGAGTTAAAGAATTAAGTTTTGATGTTGGCCAATCGTTAAGTGACCAAAAACATTTTCATAGATCTGAACATTGGCATATTGTAAGTGGTTCTGTTTTAATGGAACTTGATAGAGACGATGGAATGCCAGGATCAAAGCATACCAAAATTTATCATGCGGGAATGAGTGTTGACATTCCAAAAGAAACATGGCATAGAGCAACTAACGTTGGTAAAGAATCAGCAAAAGTAATTGAAGTATGGCTTGGAGATAAACTTGAAGAATCTGATATTGAGCGCCGCGATTAATGTATAAATAACTATATAACTTAAACGCTAATAGTCGGAGGACGAAGATGGCGATCAAACTAGCTGGCACTCCAGTAATTACTGATTCTAAAGTCATTGGTACATCTGATGGTAATGTAACATACTTTGATGATGTTAACTTTACAAACTTCCATCCAGATGTACAAACAATTCCCGCGAGTGGTGCGGTAGCAATAGGTGATAGCGATGACGGAACCGCTTCTAATCAAGGCTATTCTGTATTTACTTTCACCATGACTCAAAACTTGCAGTTTTCTTTTAGTCCCGCTGGGGCTTTTTCTGATGGCCACTTCGGCAGTCATTTTACTATATACTTAGATCGTGCTGCCGCTGGGTATACTCCAACTTTTGTTTCTCAATTTGCATTTACAACAACGCCAAGTTGGTCAGATGACAGATATTGGACAATCAATGGTGTAATATGGCCTGACGGTGTCGCAAGATGTACTGCTGTACCTTTTGACGCAGTTTCTACTCCATCGTCTTCATTTTCAAATTTCTTAGATGGCCTTGGTAATCAGTGGCAAAACCAAGATAATTCTTATGGGTCAGGTACACCGTGGGCCGCAGCTTGGATGTCTTTCCAACATAGCTCGGCAAATAATAGAGTTAATGTAACTCACGGACATGGAAATTCAAGAGAAGGTTCTACTCAAGTTACTACATACGCAAACTATACGGGCCTTACTGGAATAACATCAGTTGAAGTTCAGTATAATCCAGGCACTCAAGCTTGTTCAGGGGATAATTGTGGAAGCAATTCAGGGCAAAGTTACGGGCCTCTACCAACCGATGATGGACTCAGCACAGGAACTTATTATGATTGCTCTTCGTCATCAGTATTCTTTGGTTGGTCAGCAGAAGTAGATTCAAGTTCAGGCCAAGATTCTCATACTTATGCAACCTTTAACTCCTCGGATCCAGATTTTAGAATTAAAATTGTATGTAATGAAGGAACTTTTTATTCAACAGCCGATGTAAGTGGAGTAAGTGTATTTTGTAATTACGGGCCAGTACCAGGCATGAACCCAGGACCAGGATTCTAATTATGGCAATTAAAATAGAAGGAACATCAGTAATAGATAGATCTACAAGCGCACCTTTAGCAGGTATGCGATTTAAAAATCTTACTGGAGTAGAAGGTGAATATGATAATGTTCAGCCAAAATACTCAACACAAACACTTGGCACAGGCAACCTAACTCCATCTATGGCAGATGAACATCAAGAGTTTTTAACGCTAAGCGGAGGTAATGTAGTCATACAAGGAATATCTGGTACTTCAGGCGGTGACCAATTTACATATTTTGTTGACGGCACTGACCAGTTATACGATTTAGCATTTGGTGGAAGTGGCATAACTTGGGTTTTTGAAAATGGTTCAGAACCTGATTGGTCTACCGCAAGATATTGGACCATTGTTATAACATCTTGGGACGCAACTATTCACACAGTCACAGCGACAAGTTGGGGAGCATAAGAAATGGCTTTAACAGGATTATTTAAATCATCAAAAGTTGAAAGAGAAGACGCAGATGGTAATGTATGGGAAGAATGGATTCAATATCCAGAACACGATAATGAAGAGGATAATTTAACCGAGCTTCAAGCAGCAATTGAAAGGTTAACAGGAGATTAATAATGGCGATTAAAATAGCAGGAACTGACGTAATTGACAACGCAAGGATATTAAAAAACGTTGCTGGAAACGTAGCAAGAATTAAGTCTAATAATTCTGCTTATGGAATTAGTTCAACTACCGATAATATAAATTTTTCAACTCCAATGATGAATTGTGTATTAAATGCTGATACTACTTTTACTGAAACATCCGCAGCAATTGGAAATTCTGCACAGATGTTATTAGACCTCAGCTCGAGCAATCATACACCAACGTTTTCATCAAACATTAGTTGGGCAAGTGGAACGACTCCAACATGGTCAGGTTATCAAAGATGGCACTTATGTTTTACTGTAGTAGCCGCAGACGAAATCAGAGCAGTTGCTTTTGGATATACTGCTGCTAGTGGTGGTTCATTAAGTGGTTGGGCAGGAGCTACTTCAATTCTTGCAAGAGAAGGTGGAACTCAACTTACAGGAATATCGGACAATCACGTAAGTATGAGTTACGGAGTACAAGACCCCGTCATCGCTACTTCAACTTGTAATATAAAATTTTATAGCAGATCTGGAGGTGGTTCAGAAATATTCTTTACTCCAAATGGTTCAGGTGGAGCTACTAACGGATATTATGCTCAAGGCACAGGCACGTTTATATCAAGAACAGATGGACAACAAACTGAAATATGGGAAGAAAACTCAATATCACCAGACACAACTCGATGTGTTCTTAAATCAACCGGTGGAACTATTATAACAGATACAGGATATGTTTCGTCAGCAACAGCTGGAACCGGCGCAACACTATCAGTATCCACTAGTGCATACTCATACAGCCCGTCGAGCACATCTACTAGCAGTACTGAAAGACTTATTGAATGTTGGGCCAGAAAGTCAGGATACGAAGATACCAAAGTAGCTACTTGGAGATTTAGAGCTGATGCTCAAGCATATGGTTCTGGATGTTTCTTCGGGTCAGCTAACTTATATATGTGGAATGTTGATACTAATACAGTTAGTGTTATGACTTTAGATTCAGCTTATAACCAATGGTCAAGTAAAGAAGATGGAGAAGTTCATTACGTTATTGGAAATGATGGTTTACATAAAGAAATTGAAGAATTTAGAACTTTCCCATTACAAGACAATTTTTATGCTATAAACGGAAGCGATGCTTTTGTTTCAAGTACTCACCCATTCTTAACAACAGACGGATGGAAATGTCTTGGAGAACATACTGACAATCCAGTTTACTCAGACATCAATTTAACACAACTTGCGGTAGGAGATATATTAAAGAAATATAATTCTGAAACAAATGAATATTATGACGAAGAAGTAACATCAATTAATAAAGGGCCAGAAAAAGTTAGAGATGTATATTCACTTAGTGTTGGTGGAGATAATACATATATTGTTGATGGACACATTGTTCATAATAAGTAAAGGAAATAAGAAATGACAAGTCATACATTTAATACAGTAGCAGGAACAACCGCAACTGGTGGAACTGGTGGTGCGGCCGCAGGTGTTACTAGTAATGTAATTTCAAACCTAGTAGCAGATATAAGTGAAGGGACAGGTTTTCTTCAGAACCAACTTGTCGTTGGTGGTACCTCAGCTGACACTGACACAATATTTGGTTTAAATTATTATGTTAGCGGAACAGCTGGTTTGAGATTAGTAGCTACTGACGAGAGTAAAGCAATTGGAACTGGAAGCGGTTCACGCGTTGACTATGCATATGCAAGAGGGCCTAATTCTTCAAGTAACGCGCTAACAACATATAACGACCAAACAGGTGGTGTTACAGCCAATAGTGGCAGCCAAGGTACTTACGAATGGAGACAAACAGAGTATACTGATGGTGAAGGATTTACAGAAACAAGACTCGATATTTTATGGGCCGGCACTCCTGTCTATACATTATGGTTTTGGATGGGCCAAACTTCAGTGGTGGGCAGTGATGGATTCACATATACAAAAGGTTCTTTATTTAGTGGCGGTGGCACCTCCACAACGCGGTATGGATTAACTCGAAGCAATCCAGGAAAAACAATATACGCTAATAATACAACAAGCGGAACTATTACAGGTATAAAAATGGTTGTAAACGTTACCGCAGTTTCAGATGCGGCAGGTAATATCTCTCCATTAAGAAGCTTAACTAATACTGCCGGAGGCCAACACAATCTTAGTACAACCGGAGCTTATGATAGTGGATGGTTAACGAGTGGGATGGCCACTGGATTAACTGTGACGATAAGGCATGTACCAAACACAGCAACAGGTTCAAGCGGAAATGCTCAGTACACATGTGCTGGAAATGCGGAATTATGGGCAAGGGCGTCAGGAGTAAGTGATACAAAAGTAAAAGACTTTAAATTCACCACAGTAACTACAATAGATTTATAAAATAAATAGATAATATAAACAAAAGAGATTAACACAATGGCACAACCAACATCAAGACAAACATTTAAAGATTGGGTTATGAGAAAGCTTGGCGCGCCTGTGATTGACATTAATGTTTCTGACGAACAGATTGACGATCGTATTGATGAAGCAGTTGACTTTTGGAGAGACTATCATTATAACGGAAGTCAACTTGTTTATTTAAAACACCAAATTACTGAAACCGATAAGACTAATGGTTATATAACATTACCTTCAGGGTTACTTGGTATTTCAGGAATCTTTGATATGCAGTCAAGTATATCAGCAGGTGGTGGTATCTTTAATGTTCAGTATCAATTTGTTTTAAATAACCTTGAAGATATTACTGGTTATAATATCACAAACTATTATATGGCAATGTCTCATATGGAATTCTTATCTGAGATGCTTAATAGTAAACCAAGATTAAGATATAACAAACATGTAAACAAACTTTACATAGATACAGATAAAGGCTTATTAGTTGTTGGTGATTATATTATCATCGAAGCTTATGATGTCATTGATCCTGCATCTTACTCTGATGTATGGTCGGATCGTTTTTTACAAAATTATGCGTCTACATTAATTAAAGAACAGTGGGGCTCAAACTTAACTAAGTTTAACGGAATGCAATTAGTTGGAGGAGTATCATTTAACGGAGAACAAATATTAGCAGATGCCCGAGAAGAAAGAAGGTTAATGGAAGAAGAAGCTATTAATAACCTACAACCACTCTCATATAATTATATTGGATAAAGCATGGCAACTAATGTATTTTTCAACAATTACTCTAGAGTTTCAGAGCAAACATTAATTGATGATTTAGTAATTGAATCTATCAAGCAATATGGTGTTGATGTAATTTATATAAGTAGAGCGATTAAAGGCCGTGATACAATTTTTAATGAAGATGACTTTCCTGAATATAACGAAGTTTTTGAATTTGAAGCATATGTTAAAAATATGGAAGGGTTTGAAGGCGAAGGTGATTTCTTATCTAAGTTTGGATTACAAATAAGAGATCAGTTAACACTTACAGTTGCGAATAGAACATTCGAAAGACACGTGACTCGAGAAGTTGTTGAACTTATTCGTCCAAGAGAAGGAGATTTAATTTACTTCCCAATTAACGAAAAGATATTTGAAATTAAGAATGTTGAACACGAAAGTGTATTCTATCAAATGGGACAAACACAAGTCTATGATATGGTTTGTGAATTAATAGAATACAGTAATCAAAGATTCAACACAGGCCGCACAAACATTGATAGTTACTTTGCTGATTACAATACAGATATTATTGTTGATGCAAATAATGCAACTCTAAGTGCACTTTCTACAACTGATGATCTTGCGACTAACTACGGATTTGAAACAGAAGGCGATAGTATTCTTGATTTCTCAGAAGTAGATCCATTCAGTGAAAATATACAAATAAGTGATACCTAATGGCAATAGCAAATTATTTTTATAATTCTACGATTCGCAAATATGTTGCTTTATTTGGTACATATTTTAATCAGTTAGAAGTTCGTAGAACAAGTACTGATGGTACTTTAAATCAGAGACAGATAGTACCTATTTCTTATGCACCGTATCAAAAGATATTAGTTCGTATAGACCAAGATCCTGCATTACAAGGTGGAGCAAGTACTGATGCTTATGGTCAACCAATAGCAGGCCAACCTTATGCAATGACATTACCTCGTATGTCTTTTGAATTAACAAGCTTTAGTTATGATGCCGAAAGAAAGGTTGCTCCTACAAGGAAAGTAAGAAAGACAGCAGTTGATGCAGGTGGCGGAAGAAGATTTCATTATTCAGGAACTCCATATAATATGGGATTCAGTTTATACATCATGGCAAAATATAATGAAGATGCTGTTAAATGTTTAGAACAAATATTACCATTCTTCAATCCTGATCATACAAGTACCGTAAGATTGATTGATGGATTAGAACCGATGGACATACCGTTGATATTAAATGATGTTGCATCAGAAGATTTATACGACGGAGATTTCAATACAAGAAGAAGTGTATTATATACATTAAACTTTACAATGAAAGGATGGTTCTTCGGACCTGAAAAGGATAAGAACACAATTAAGTTTGTTGATGTTAGATATGCAGAAGACACTGTCGCTAATACTGTATTTTCTGAGTTCCAAACTTTACAACCAGGAAGCACAGCGAATAATGTTGCGACCGATGATATAACACAAACTGTTGATTTCAGTTTGATTGAATTTGATGACAACTGGGAAAACATAGAGCAAATCTCTGATACTGAACCCAGTTAAAGAAGGAAAGATATAATGAAGATTGGATTTACTTGTAGCAGCTTTGACCTGCTTCATGCTGGACATGTTCAAATGCTAAGAGATGCAAAAGAACAATGTGATTATTTAATGGTAGGACTACAAATGAATCCACACGTTGATCGTCCTAAAGAAAAGAACCCACCAATCCAAACTATTGTTGAGAGATACACTCAACTTAAAGCAATAAGTTATGTTGACGAAATCATTCCTTATCAAACAGAAAGAGATCTTGAAGATATATTGGAACTATATACAATTAATGTTCGTATCTTAGGAGAAGAATATCGTGATAAAGAATTTACTGGAAAAGATATTTGTCGTAAGAGAGATATAGATTTACATTTTAATAAACGTGATCACAGATTCAGTACATCTGGTTTACGAAAAGCTTGCGCTTGGGTAAATAAAGATGGCGATTGGAAGATGACTGAAGAAGGATAAATAATACTATGAAAGATGATAAGATAGCGCAGAAATTAAATATGAGACCCCTAGAAGAAATCCGTAAAGAGATAGAAGGTGAATTGGTGGTAGAAAGTGTAGATAATCTGAAAAATTTGCCGCAGGAAAGTGTAGTTCAACCACCTGCAGTTATTGAAAAGAACGCTGCTGAAAATTTAAAAGATATTGAATTAGCAAAAGCTAACATTGAAAACATTATTAATCTTGGAGATGATGCAGTACGTGAAATGACAGAGATAGCAAAACAATCTGAATCTCCTCGAGCGTTTGAGGTTGTATCAACACTAATGAAAACATTACTTGATGCAAACAAAGATTACGTTGAAATGTCAACAAAGAAAAGATACGCAAAAGAAGAAGACAGCCAATCACAATCAAACGTTACGAATAATAATCTTATCGTCTCTACATCAGATTTACTTAAAATGATTAAGGGCGAAAAAGAAGATGGATAGAGGTTACTTAGGTAACTCTTACCTTAAGAAGATAGGGGAACAGATTGAGTTTACTCCTGAGATGCTTCAGGAATATATGAAATGCGCCGAGGATCCTATTTACTTTTCTGAGAAGTATATTAAAATTGTACATGTTGACCACGGATTAATTCCAATGGATATGTACGATTACCAAAAAGATATTACAAGAAAGATTACAGATTCAAGACGTGTTGCTGTATTAACATCAAGACAGGCAGGAAAGACTACAACAGCAGTAGCAGTTATATTACACTACATCCTGTTTAACGAATTTAAAACTGTAGCCATATTGGCAAACAAAGGTGATGCAGCTCGAGAGGTTTTAAGCCGAGTTCAGCTTGCATATGAAGCTTTACCTAAGTGGATGCAGCAAGGTATTGAGGAATGGAATAAAGGTAATATTACCTTAGAGAATGGTTGTAAAATATATGCAGGTACAACTACTTCATCAGCTATTCGTGGTAAATCAATATCATTTCTTTATCTTGATGAGGTTGCATTTATTGAAGGATTTGATGAATTCTTTGCTTCAGTATATCCAACGATCTCATCAGGTAAAAGTACAAAATTATTAATGACTTCTACTCCAAACGGATTAAACCACTTTTGGAAAACATGTAAAGGTGCTAAAGAAGGTACCAATGGTTATGAATATGTTGAGGTTATGTGGGATGATGTCCCAGGTAGGGACGAACAATGGAGAGATGAAACGCTTGAGGCGTTAGATTTTGACCAAGAAAAGTTTAATCAAGAATATTGTTGTCAGTTCTTAGGAAGCTCAGGTACACTAATAAGCGGTGCCAAACTCAAAGAACTTGCTCCTTCTAGGCCAATACATGAGGCAGAGAATATAACACAATATGAATACGTTAAACCAGATCGTTCATATGTAATGGTAGTTGATGTATCAAGAGGTAAAGGACTTGATTATTCAGCATTTAATATAGTTGATACGACGGAGATGCCATACAAACAAGTATGTGTCTTTAAGGATAACACCATAAGTCCAGTAGACTTTGCCTCCGTTATATATAGAATAGGGCTGATGTATAATGAGAGTGCAGTGTTAATAGAAATTAACGATATTGGCGAGCAGGTTGCTGATGTACTCTTTATGGACTACGGCTACGAAAATCTTCTCTTTACCGAAAATCATGGTCGAGCAGGTAAACAAGTTTCTAACTTTGGTGGGAAGAGATCAGATCATGGAATAAGAACAACTAAAAGTGTAAAATCTAAAGGTTGTTCTATATTGAAATTATTAATTGAACAAAATCAGTTAATACTACAAGATTATAACACAATACAGGAGTTATCACGATTTAGCAAAAAGGGTAGTTCATTTGAAGCAGAGGCGGGTCACAACGATGATCTAGTCATGACTTTAGTATTATTTGCTTGGTTATCGGACCAAAGATTCTTTAGAGAATTAACAGATATCAATACTTTAGCAGCTTTAAAAGAAAAAACAGAACAACAATTAGATGAAGAATTGTTGCCTTTTGGCTTTATTGATACAGGAGATCCAATGGCCGATGACCAAGGATGGATTGAATATCCCGAACACGATCGTATGTTTTAAATGTACGGTATTGTTTTTTTATAAATAAAACTGTGATAACTATAAATTAAAAAGAATATTTTTTTAGATAATAATATTAAAGGAGAATAATATGGCTTTTTCCGTAAGTCCTTCCGTAATAGTTCGAGAGGTGGACGCATCAACTTCGGTTCCTGCCATCGCTACGCCCCCAGCTGCAATTGCTGGTGTGTATAGATGGGGTCCCGTTGGAGAAGCAGTACTTGTTTCTTCAGAAAATGAATTGGTTTCAAAATTTGGTACGCCGGATAATGATAACTACGAAACATTTTTTGTAGCGGCAGATTATCTTTCATACGCAAATGCATTGTGGGTAGCTCGTGTTGATAACGGGTCCGTCAAAGCAGATGCTTTAACCAGAGATGCAAATAATGCCGTGACAGCATACGGCGCATTCGAAGGTTTATATCCAGGAGCCCTGGGTAATAGCATTGAAGTTGCTTCAGTAGAAGCTTCTAAGTATGAGGCGCCAGTTGTTGCTGAGACAATCATCCCAACAACTAGTATATCAGGTAATACATCAGTACAATACTCACAGACTATTGCATACCTTAGTTCAAATACAATTTTTGAAGTTGCTAAGGCAAACAGAATAACAGAAACACCAGAAGCTGGTGATATCATAACAATAGGTAATACTTCAGTTGGCTATCAAGATTTAGGTTTTGTATCAATTGTTGAACGTGCTCTTAATGCAGCCGGTAGTGTCGAATCAGACGTTGCTTTAGTTGCTGCTTATGAATACACAATGACATTTGATAGAAAATATCAATTACCAGAATCTGATCTTAACAAACTATCAATAAGCCGCAAGTGGAAATACGCAGCATCGTTTAGTGGTAAACCTTCAACAGGCAATTATCATGTTGCAGTTGTTGATGAAGATGGAGCAATTAGTGGAACAGCAGGTACACTATTAGAATTATATAGTAATGTTTCTAAAACATCAACTGCTAAATTGTCAAGTGGTAAAACAAATTACTATAAAGATGTTATTGACCAAGAATCATCTTGGGTCAAAGTAGCAAATACTGTTCACTTTGAAGCAAATGCTCAATTCGTTAGTTACGAATCATTAGCAAATGGATCAGATGGTAGAACTGAAACAACAGCAACTCTTGCAGATCTTGCTGCTGGTTACGACTTGTTTAAATCTTCTAACGAAATCGATGTATCCTTTATCCTACAAGGTAAAGGTGATGATGCAGGTAATATCGCAAACTATATTATCAGCAATGTTGCAGATTACAGAAAAGATGCAATCGCATTTATCTCGCCTGCTAAATCAGATGTTGTTGATGAAAGTAAAACAGAAGCTAAACTAGCAAATGTAATTGCTTATAAGAATGCTTTACCTAGTTCTTCATACTATGTAATGGATTCAGGCTACAAATACAGATACGATAGATACGCAGATGTGTACAGATATACACCACTTAACGGTGATATTGCCGGTCTTAATTCAAGAGTACAACCTTTTGAAAGTCCAGCAGGATTCCGTAAAGGTGTTATTAAGAACGTTGTCAAACTTGCATTTAATCCTAACAAATCTCAAAGAGATCAATTATACAGCAATGAAGTTAACCCAGTAATGAGTCAAGTAGGACAAGGTATTGTTCTATTCGGTGACAAGACTGGTTTAGGTCAGAACAGTGCATTTGATAGAATTAATGTTCGTAGACTATTCATCGCAGTTGAGAAGGCGATCGCTAATGCTGCTCAATCATTCCTCTTTGAATTAAACGACGAGTTTACACAAGCTCAGTTTAAAGGAATCGTTGAACCTTTCTTGAGAGATATTCAAGGAAGACGTGGTATTGTTGATTTTAGAGTAATTTCCGATAGCACAGTAAATACACCATCAGTTGTAAATCAAAGTAAGTTCAGAGCTAATATCTTTATTAAGCCTGCACGTTCAATCAATGTGATTGAGTTAACCTTTGTAGCAACAAGAAGTGGTGTTGAGTTTGAAGAAATTGTTGGATCTCTCTAACAGTATAAATATTTTTAAATAAAGGAGAACAAGAATGGCGTTTAATATAAATGAGTTCAAATCCCAGTTAACTGGTGGTGGTGCTCGAGCTAATCTTTTCCAAGTGCAAATTCTCAACCCTGTTGATCCAAGTGCCGACTTTAAGGCGCCTTTCATGATTAAGACAGCACAGCTTCCACCTTCAGTGGTTGGTAGTTTTACTGTTCCATATTTTGGAAGACAGATTAAATATGCTGGTGATAGAACTTTTGCAGATTGGGCAGTAACGATAATAAATGATGAGGACTTCCTAGTTAAGAATGCTATGGAAGCGTGGATGAATGCAATCAATTCACACGACAGTAATACACGTTCTTTACCTGGTGACTATAAGTCTCAGGCACAGATCACTCAGTATAGTAAAAACGGTGATCCAATAAGAACATATATCTTTGAAGGTATGTATCCTGTTGGAATTGACGCAATTGCTATGGATTGGTCAAGTAACGATGCAATCCAGGACTTTGGCGTAACGTTCGCTTATGACTTCTGGAAAGTCGAGGGAACAACCGGCATTTCTACTACATAATTAATAAGAAGGTGATATTTTGAAAATTTTTGGTTTTGATATAAAGAGATCGGAAGAGGAAACTACTTTACCAGTTTCCTTCGCCGAACCCTCTAATGATGATGGTGCTATTACAGTCGGTAATGCACTTGGTGGTTTTTATAATACGATATTAGATATGGAAGGTTCCGCTAAAACGGAATCTGAACTTATAACTAAATATCGTCATATGGCTCAACAGCCTGAAATAAGTCAGGCGTTGGACGACATTGTTAATGAAGCAATTAGTGTTGATACAAATGATAGAGTTGTTGATATCTCATTAGGAGAAACAGATTTATCTGATAAAGTAAAGAAGACGATCGTAAAGGAATTTGACTCTATACTTGCACTGATGGACTTTACAAATAATGCATATGATATGTTTTCAAAGTTTTACGTTGATGGAAGACTAAACTATCATATTATTATTGACCCTGAAGACGTTAAGAAAGGTGTTATTGAATTAAGATATGTTGATCCTCGTAAGTTAAAGTTAATACGAGAAGTAGATAAAAAGACTAAGGACAAACATTCTGGTGTTCCGTTAAAGAAAACTAAGAATGAGTATTTTATGTATTCTGAAAATGGTTTTCAGAACGCAGGTACAGGAGCAGGTGGCTCAACAAGTACTTCAGGAATAAAGATTGCGAAGGATTCTGTAGCAAGAGTTACTTCAGGTTTAATGAACGAGAATAATAGTTTAGTATTATCTCATTTACATCCAGCAACGAAAGCTTTAAATCAGTTACGTATGTTGGAAGATGCTGTTGTTATATACACGTTAACAAGAGCACCGGAAAGAAGAATTTTTTATATTGATGTAGGTAATTTGCCAAAGAATAAGGCAGAGCAATATCTTAGAGATATGATGGCTCGCCATAAAAACAAATTACAATATAATTCTGGTACTGGTGAAATCACCGATGCTAGAAAAATGTTAACAATGACAGAAGACTTTTGGTTCCCTCGTAGAGGCGGCGAAAGGTCAACAGAGGTAGATACTCTTGCTGGTGGTAATGCACCTGGTTTGAGTGGAAACGAAAACTTAGAGTATTTTCAACGTAAATTATATAAAGCGTTGAAGGTACCTTTAACTCGTTTAGAGCCAGAAGCAATGGCATCCTTTGGTAGAACTTCCGAGATTACTCGGGATGAATTGAAATTTGGCAAATTTATTAGAAGAATTAGAACTCGATTTTCATGGCTATTTACTATCATCCTTGAAAAACAGTTAGTACTCAAAGGTATTTTAACACCTGAAGAGTTTAACGAAATAAGGAATGATTTAAGGTTTGAATTCGTTAAGGATAATTATTTTGAAGAATTGAAAGAAGCTGAGATTTTAAGAGAACGTTTAAATACTCTTAGAGATATATCTGATTATACAGGTAAATACTATTCTCATCAGTGGATTACAAGGAATGTACTTCAAATGTCCGACGAAGATATGGTCAAGATGGAGGAGCAGATCCAGGAAGAGAAAGCTCTGGGCGGCCACCAAGAAGATGAAGATTCGTATTAACAATATAAATAGGTAATATAAATTAAATATTAGGGACTAAACATGAAAAATTTTAAAGATCTAGTTTCGGAAGTTGCCCAACCCAAGGCACCCGAAGAAAAGCGCTTTAAAGATCAACACACGATTGAGGTAATCAAACATCCTGTTGCTCTTGACAGCCAATTCACTGGTGATATAGACGGTAAGGTTGGAACTACAAAGCGTCCAGCCGATACAACAAACGACGTAGCTGATTACGACAAAGCTTATGCAAGAAAAATTGTTCAAACTCTACCGAGAGTTAAAGAAGAAGCTGAAGAAGAAATAAACATCTTAAAGAAATCCATTACGGAAATTCTTGGAGTCAATAAAAAGAAGAAAGACGAAAAAGAAGATGAAATGGAAGAAGCAAAGGTAACTTGCCCTAAGTGCGAAGGTAAAGGCTGTGATCATTGTGACGGCAAAGGTTATCATATTCAGGAAGGTGGTTGTTCAGGCGATACTTTAAAAGCCGAAAAGAAACCTGCCAAGAAAGCAGAAACTAAAGAAGATAAAGTTGATGCAGAAGATAATAAAGATTCTTTAGAACCTGAAGCTAAACCAATTAAGAAGCCTAAGGTTTCTCCAACATCTGTTTCTATTAAAGATTCAAATGGTAAAACAATTTCGTTAACGTTCAAAGAAATGTTAGATAAGGTATCAACAGAGGAAGAATTGCTTGAGAGTCCCCAACAAGAAATTCCAATGATGATGAAACAACTACATTTTATTTGTTATGCTTCTCAGGAAATTGAAGAGTACCTTGGTTCAGGAACAGATCCTGAAGAGTGGTGGCAGAATAAATTAGCAGAAGTATTCTCAAATGTTAAATCATTATATGCATACGCAAAAGGTGATGCAATGGTCAGCGGTAAGCCATTAGGCGCAGCAAAGATATTTGCTAAAGCTGGTTACGGAGAAGCATTCGAAGTAGGTAGTTTTGATTTAGAAGATGCAACTTCAATTGATATTAAAGAAGAAGATGCAAATTTACTAAACAAAATGTTTGACGAATTAACAGAAGATAATACAAAAGAAATGTATAAAGTATTAGTTAGTAACGAGGCAGGCTTTAACGAGATCCTCAATTTTGCTAAGGAGAACATATAATGCCAAGTATAGTTAAACTAAAAGGAACTGAGGCCGGAGTTACTACTGCAAGTACAGTAGGCGGAGCATCAGTAGTTAGATGTTTTAATGCTACAGCATCAGGTATTCTCGTAACTCAAAAGGATAGCGGATCAAACACAATTGGTACAGTTACCGTTGGGTCAGGTGTAACCTTTATTAAAAAGGATCCTACAGATACTCTAACAGCCGCATCCAGCGTACTTATGGTCGGCGTTGCGCATTATACCTAACTAATATAAATAATTTTTAATAGGAAACGATTATGAATTTAATAACAGAAACAATTGAAGATTTAGAAGTAATTACTGAAGCGGCGGCTGATGGTAAGAAAAGTTACTTTATAGAAGGAATCTTCATGCAAGGCGATTTAAAAAATCGCAACGGAAGAATTTATCCAAGCACAACTTTAGAAAACGAGATGAATCGTTATCAAAAAGAGTTTATTGAAACTAAACGTGCTCTTGGAGAATTAGGTCATCCTGATGGTCCTCAGATCAACGGGGATCGTGTTTCACATCTAATTACTGAGATGAGACGCGATAAAAATGATTTCTACGGTAAGGCTAAAATCTTATCAACCCCTATGGGAGAAATTGTTAAAAGCCTACTAGATGAAGGCGTTAAGATCGGTGTTTCGACACGTGGTCTTGGTTCAGTCAAGGCAGGTAGAGACGGAGTCATGGAAGTCCAAAAGGATTTTCATCTATCTACTGTTGATATTGTTACTGACCCTTCTGCACCAAATGCGTTCGTAAATGGAATCATGGAGAACGTGGAGTATTACTACGATATTGCTTCTGGAAATTGGAAAGCCACTGAAATGGTTGAAGAAATCCAGCAGAAGGTAGAAAAACAATATAGGACTGTAGTAAAGACAATTGACGAAGTAGCGGCGGCAAAGATGTTTGAATCATTTGTCCGTTCTTTGAAAAATTAAATTTTTATAAATAAAACAGTCAAGTTTATTATAAATTAATATTTGTATAGAATAACAAATTAAAGGAGAAAAATAATGGCAGACGAAAAAAATAAAATCGTTGCTGATGATGGAGTCTCTAGTGTTCCAACACCTGTTACACCTGAAGGTGGAGAAGGCAAAAAGGACAAACTAAAGAAGACCACAACTGATGAGCCTAAAGGAGCTGTCGACCCTAAGAAAGTAACACCAGAACAAGGTGATGCTGGAAAGCCGGTCCCAACTGCTGAAGAAACTGAAGTAGAAGTAGAAGAAGAAGTAGAAACAGTCGAAGAGATTGTGGTTGAATCTTCTATTGAGTCAATCATCGAAGGCGAAGATTTATCAGAAGACTTTAAAGCTAAAATGACTTTAGTATTTGAAGCTGCAGTAAACGAACAAGTAATCCAAAAAGAAGAAGCTTTACGTGAAGAGCTAACTAAATCTTTGGACGAGTCTTTAGAAGAAGCAGTAACTAGTAAATTAGATACTATTTCCGAAAATGTAGACAAGTACTTAGATTACGTAGTAACTGAGTGGATGGCTGAAAATGAAATCGCAATCGAATCTGGAATTAAGGTTGAGATGGCGGAATCATTAATGTCTGGATTAAAGAACTTATTTGTTGAACATAATGTTAGCGTTTCAGAAGAAACTGTTGATGTTGTGGAAAACTTAGAAGGACAAGTATCAGAGTTGGAAGGAAAAGCAAATGATTTAGTAGCCGAGAACATCGACCTACAAAAAGAAATTGCTTCTTACAAAGCTGGTAAAGTATTTGACGAACTATCAGAAGGCTTATCTGAAAATCAGGTTGAGCGTTTGAAAGTATTGTCAGAAAAACTTGATATTGAAGATGTCGCTGGTTATACAGAGAATCTTACAGTAATTAAGGAGTCATTCTTCAGTGACAAACCTCTAGTTGAAAATAGAGATGTACAAGAAGAAAGTGACGAAATTATTCTAGAGGAACAGGAAGTTGTTAAACCATCTTCTGATTACAGCTCTATTAATGCTCTTGTTGATGCTTTCAACACAAGAAAATAAAGAATAGTTAATTTTTTAAATTAAACTTTAATAAAAATAGGAGAATCCAAAATGGATAACTATCAAAGACTTGTGGAAAAGTGGGAGCCAATTCTGGCACATGACTCTTTTTCACCAATTCAAGATTCTCACAGAAAAGCGGTAACAGCCACTATTCTTGAGAACACAGAAAAAGCACTTATGGAAACTGGTGATTTATCTGCTAACATGACAAGCTTGCTTTCAGAAGCACCTGCTAACGACGCCGGAACTGGTGGATTTAGTGGTGGTTCAACTGCAACTGGTCCTACTGCAGGTTACGATCCAATTCTTATCTCATTGGTAAGACGTGCTGTACCTAACTTAATCGCATATGACATCTGTGGTGTTCAGCCGATGACTGGTCCTACAGGACTTATCTTCGCAATGCGTTCAACTTATGGTTCACAGGGTGGCACAGAGGCATTATTCAACGAAGCTGATACAGACTTCGGTGGAGCAGGTACTCATGCTAACACTTTACCTAATGCTAATACTGCGTTGGTCACAACTGGTACTGGTATGGGAACAACTGAAGCTGAAGCCTTAGGCGACGGTAACGGTACTAACTATGCTGAAATGGCCTTCTCAATCGAGAAAGTAACTGTTTCTGCTAAGACTCGTGCTCTAAAAGCTGAGTACACAACTGAGCTTGCTCAGGATCTTAAAGCTGTTCACGGCCTAGACGCTGAGACAGAACTTGCTAACATTCTTCAAACTGAAATCTTAACTGAGATCAACCGTGAAGTTGTTAGAACCATTTATACTACTTCTGTAGTAGGTGCTGCTGGAACTGCAGCTGCTGGCGTATTTGACTTAGATGTTGACGCTAACGGCCGTTGGTCAGTAGAGAAGTTCAAAGGCTTGATGTTCCAAATCGAGCAAGAAGCTAATGCTATCGCTAAAGATACAAGACGTGGAAAAGGTAACGTTGTTATCTGTTCTTCAGATGTAGCTTCTGCTTTACAAATGGCTGGTGTACTTGACTACACTCCTGCTCTTAACTCTAACAACTTAGAAGTTGATGATACTGGTAATACTTTTGCTGGTGTTCTTAACGGACGTTTCAGAGTATATGTTGATCCATTCGCAGGCGGCAACTACTTAGTAGTTGGTTATAAGGGTTCATCTGCATTTGATGCAGGTTTATTCTACTGCCCATACGTCCCATTACAAATGGTTCGTGCGGTTGGTGAAAATAGCTTCCAACCAAAAATTGGTTTCAAAACTCGTTACGGTATGGTTGCTAATCCTTTTGCTCAAGGAGCCACTCAAGGTTCTGGTGCATTGACTCAGGATACCAACAAGTATTACAGAAAAGTAAGAATCTCTAACTTATTCTAATACTAAGAGTTTAGGTCAACTAAACCACAATTAAAAGTTCTTCGGAACATTTGGGCAACCCTTCGGGGTTGCCTTTTTTATGCAGCGCAGTTTCTCCAAGGTTCATAACAACCTGAAACACCGATAGCAGAGTTATCACATCCTCTTCCGTCCATCCAAATTTCTAATTCAATAACATCATAACATTCTGATGAAAAATTCTCACCAATGAAATCAGTATCCATGTTAGTTAGATAAGTTCCATCTTGATAGTTTACAGCACTAATTGGCTTTACTGATAAATGATAAGGAGTTACTTCCTTGATGATAGCGGTATATGTTAAACCGTCTTTCTTATATTTACAGGTATCTGCATTAACTTCTATATAACTTAAATCTAACATTAACCTGCCCTCTGTTCAAACTGTTCATCAACAAAGTGTTCCAACTGTTCTCCTTCGAGACCCAGTGATTCACCTTCTTCTTTTAATTGTTCCAACACAATTTCATTCCATTCACAACTCATATCTTCTCCTTTAATTTAATTTATACAACAATTATAATCTATCTCACAATGAATGTCAATAGTTTTATGAGAATAAAATGAATTATTTTTTAGAGAAGTATGATCGGATCAAAAAGATACGTGTATAAGCAACAATAGTCATTACTAGAGTGACCAGAGTCCCTAACGTGATAGGATCAGTAATACCAAACCGTTCTATATAGATATACAGCAAAAAGAGGTTTAAAGGGTAATTAATCGCTAATCCGGTTGCGATCTGAAATGAAGTTTCTTTATGGATTTGTTTCGTTAGTGGTTTCATATTAATTGTGAACCAAGTTTATGTCCTAGTTCCTTGTATTCTTTGATAGGGCCATTCTCAATTGCTATCTTATCTGTTTCAAAATTCTTTGCTATCATTCTTATGTTATCACTTTCTATATATGAAAGACATCCTATAGGAGTTTGGCAATCTCCATCTACTGCAGCCAACATATACTTTTCTGCCATAACACAATACCAAGTATCCCAATGATTTCTTGATGCAGTCATAACAGTAATGTCTGTGTCTTTTTGATTTGTAGGTTTGCGAGTCTGTAAAGCAATTACACCTTGGCCAGGTGCAGGCAACATTTCAGCGGTTCCAAATACTCTTGATACTTTATGGTCGTATCTCAATTCGTCAACACCAGCTTTTGCTAATACGATCGCGTCGTACTCTCCATTCTCTTGTTTCGCGATACGAGTATCTATATTGCCGCGTATTGGAATGATCTGAGAATGAGGATAGAGGTCCTGTAGCTGAGCTATTCTGCGTGGACTTGATGTACCTATTGTTCTAGGATTAACATTATTACCAATTAAGCAATCTCTGAAATCGTTTCTTTCTAATACACATGATATCTCGAGCAGTTCATCGTTGTCTCTTGTAAGATCTTTAAATGCATGAACTGCAATATCTATTTCTCTATCAATAAGAGCTTGTTCTATCTCTTTACAAAAGACACCTTTACCACCCATCTCTTCAATTGATGTAGTAGGATTTAAATCTGCTTGAGAATCAATAAGAACTATATTACCTGGGACAAGCTGCTGTGCTTTGTCGGTGTAGGCTCGAGCCAATTTTGATCTTCGAGTTCCTATCCATGGTATCATAATCTGTTCCTTATAAGAAAGGCTGTTTGACTTGATCTCTAAAAGAGTTAAATAGTGAGTCTTTGAGATTCGTAGTCAAACAGCCTTAAACTGAAAAATTAGTGCGGTGGTACCCAACGTCGGCCTTACATGTTATTCGTTAACTTCAGAGTCCTGGGTAACACTTAAGCATACTCTCAGGTCCAAGGAAGAAAGATCCTGCTCTGCCGAGCTGTGTCATTAGCCTTGCGGACTAATCTATCTCTTTCACATTGCGGATATCTAAATCACTACCACATATAGAGTTTCTTCATGTGCGGTTGGGGTTTAGTACCACCTATATTGATTTGTTCTATCCCACCATATTATCTCATTTCCTGAGCGGCCTTCCTCAAGCTGCCGTATGGGTTGTCCACCTTTTGTTCCTTGGCCTCTGTCTGATAAGGACAGCCTTTATGACCTCGGGGTATCTCAACTGCTTGTAGATCGCGAATCTACTTTCTCTTGCGAGTTGGGGTGTTTCCCTCAATATACGATTATTATACTATAGTTCTTTACTAATGTCAATAGTTTTTATGAAAAAAGTTTAATTATTTGATAATATGAAATCTGCTACATCAGAATCGTTGATTGCTTCAACAATTACAGGTATTCCTTGCTTATCCATTTTATTAAGAAAATCTTTTGCATGTTTATATCTCATCTCACCTTGGTCAATTTTTTCCATTGTGGATGGATTAATAATAGAAACGTTAAAAAGTGTAAAGTCAGTAATCATATCTCGCCGATCATATGACTTTGTACTGCAGTCGTAACTAAACGACCATACTTATCATATGTATATACTGTCTCTTGTTGAAATTCACCATTTACTTTAATGACTGTCTTAACCGTCTGTTGACTATACTCGATAATCGGAGGTGTGTACGGTACATTATAGTTTGTTTTTATTTCAGCTACTTCTGGTATCATCTTGCTCTTCCTCTAAGTGTGTATCATGGAAAGGATGTCTAACAAGCTGCTCTTCGCCGCGGTCGTCAAACTCCGTGTATAAAAATCCTTCAGCCGTTAAAGTATCAATTACATTTTGTGTAATTCTTTTTACATCCTGATATACGAAATGATTTGATGCAAAGTAATATCCTGATGCTGTAAAGACAATAGCTGTTACCCAAAACATCCACTGCTCAACGTACATTATTCACCATGCCTAGCAAGTACAGCATCAATGATACGTTCTTGTGTAGAGCTCTCAAAACAAAGATCCTTTTCTATTTCAGGTTCTCCAATGAATCCATGAAGGATTGCCATTTCATAAATCTGATCTTCAGACATACTTTCAAGACAAGCTTGTAATAACTCTCGCTTATCTATTGCCCTATTATCAGCATCCTCTAATAATTGTACTGCTATATTAACCATACACTTCTCCTTTATTTACTATAATTATAACTAAGCTAATCTCTGACCTTGCCACCAGTCAGGAATCATTCTTTTCGTCCATACCAAATTAAATCTTTCTTCTTTGGTATGATAAAAAGCACGATACGATTTAACGGCGTCTTCAAATATACACTCAGGATTAGAACTCATTGCTAACTTAAATTTAGTTGGTCCTATATCAGGTATATTAATTGGAACTTGTTTTAATGCTTGTCTTAATTTAGTATCTGTCATGTGGATCTTACCGTAACGATAAGTGTATTCATCACACAACGCAATAAAGTGTTTGTAGTGCCAATCATAGTTGGCTTTTGATTCTCTCGTCCAAACCGTGGATGGATGATTATGATGACAGGCTTTGTAGAGTGTATCTTCGCGACCGTCTTCAAGGTAATAATACTTTAGCATAGAACCAGACTTTGAAGGCCTACGTTCCATTTTGCCGTCCAACATACGATGAACGGTCGATAACATTTGAGCAGACTCAATAATCATTTTGACGACATGCTTGTCGCACTGAGATTGAGCTGCTTTTATTGGATCGTTGTCTAAAATAAAAATATTCATAGTGTATATTATAACAAAAGTTAAACCAAATGTCAATAGTCAACCTTCATATTCAATGCCTAAGTGTTCGCCTTGATTAAAATGATATCCCATTGATTTCATAAAAGTTTCTAATACTTCAATCATATCATCTTTGCTCAAATCTTTTTCCATTACGTCAATGGTGATTCGTGTATTAGTTGAACTTTTATCTTCGTATGGATTGCATATCAATTGGATATACGGCTTTTCTAAAGCTGGGTTATTAATCATCTTTGGCCTTTATCATTTCAAGAATAAGTTTTGATTGTGCTTCGATAGCCTTTGCTTGCTCAAGCATTCGTTCGGTCTCTTCCTCTAGGTCAATAAACTGCTGTTCGGTTCTGATAACATGATCTAGAAAGAAGTCTTCACCAGTAGGACTTAACCGAATACGATCCATTGGGAATTGAATTACATTACTCATTTACTTTCCTTTCTCTAAAAATATGGTACCGCGAGTCGGACTTGAACCGACAAGGCCGTTAAGCCGAGGGATTTTAAGTCCCTTGTGTTTACCAATTTCACCACCGCGGCAGTAATAAAGAAGCCTATCGTCTACTCAGTATGGTGCTCTCCGTGGAGACGCGTCGAGTAGACGATAGACTAATTCTTTAAGCAGCTGACAGTAACGAAGCAGTAACGTTCCAGTTACCTTGAGATGTCTTTACCTTGATGTTCTTGGTATTGACTTTCATAACCTCACCAACGATCTTTTCACCGATCCTTGTAGTAAAGGAAACTGTTTGACCAACTTCAAAAGACCTAGCAGCTTTAAACTGATCGTTCCTTTGCTTTGCCTTAATCATCTGAATGATAACTGATACATCAGTACCTTCAGCTTTGTTGATTAAAGTTTCCAATTTAGTCATTTCACTTTTAGATAATTTCATAATTTATTTCCTGATTAATTTAATTTATACAACCATTATACCATAGTTTCTTTATGATGTCAATAGTTATTTCTTAAAAAGTTAAACTTTTTTCACTACGAATTTCAGCAAGATCTACCTTAAGCTCTGAAATCATACTTAAGATATCTCCTGAGTAGTACTCCTTGCCTAAATGCTTATTCAATGTTAGCATTGCGTTTTGAGCTTCCTGCAGAGCAGAGATCTTTTGGTCAATGTTTTTTACTTCGACTTCAATCATCATTATAGTCCTGTACTAACGAAAGCGTGAGCAGCTTTTGACGGAGGAACCATCAT